GAGAGTGCGTTCAATGATCTTATTTCCAGCATCTTTGATGTTAACGGAGTAAGCAACGGACTTACACTTGTAGCCAATACAGGTCTACGCCGCACAATCAGCGACTTTGCTCGCCTGGGTGGTGCTGGTGGCGATTCAGTTCGCACTGTGAACTACCAAGGTGGTTCTGCCGACATTAAACTGTCAGTTGAACTATACCAAAGCGATCACGGTATCGTTTCTATCGTTAATGGTAACCCTGTCTGCATGCCTAAATTTGGCAACGCAACAAATAAGGGTGCTGGCTTCCTCGTAAACCCTGAATACTACGGTGTTCACGAGTTGATCCCAATGGGAACTTCTCGTCTGCCAAATCTTGGTGGTGGTGAGCGTGGTATCGTTGACTGTGCTTTGACCCTCGGTGTTTATCACCCACAGGCTCACGGTATCATTCGCGGACAAGCTTAAATAATTCTGGTTGGGGGGCGAAAGCCCCCCGCCTTTTTATTATGGAAATAATTAGCAAACCTCACGAGATTACACAGGAAGCAATTGATCGTGCATTCATGGATCAAGTAAAGAATAGCTTTAAGGAAGAACGATCAACCGAAAGCTCGCGTCGTGACATTGCCCGAAAAGAGGCAACCGAAGAGCGAGGCAAAACGCACCCAGTACTTGGTAAATGCGTAGCAACAATTCCCGCACGGGATTATTTCAGAATGATTTTAAAATACGGCACTGAGCACGTTCATTCTAAAGAATTTTTAAAATATTACAATAAAACTTACTCAGATTTGAGTGCAAATAAAATATAGTGCAAACTAGATCATACGACTCTTTATTTAATTTAGTAAAGGCTTTAGCTGGGGTAAATGATTTTACCACTGAAGAAGATAGTTACATATTAAATTTTACAAACCGCAGGTTTAAACAGGCTTTTGATGCGTATCCTTTTTGGGCACGGTATTTGGTAGCTGGGGAGGCTCGTACGGCTGATGCAAACAATTTAATTGCTTTTACGGAAGCAGGTAAAACAAACATTGGGGAATTTTTGCGTATACATAGAAGCCAGCCATTTAATAGAAATTCCACAATTGAATACGATTTTTATGTAACTGGAGAAGGAGCATCTTTGTTAAATATACAAAGTAATTCATCTGGATCCGTATTTGTTACATATAAAAAAGAAGTCCCTGATATAGTGTCTTCCAGTCTTATTCCTCTGGAATTCTTTTACTTTATGGCTCACGCTGTTTATGCGGATTTTCTCCGTATGGACGGTCAAAATCAAAAAGCTATTGCTGAAGAACAAATTGCAGAACAATACTTAGATGACGAGCTTGGCAAGGCTAGTATAATAGCTAACACCAACATCGTTGGAAAAAAAATCTCAACATATGTCAACAGACAATCCCGATAATAATGAATAGTTCAAAAAATCAAACATTAGAATTTAGTTCTGGCGGATCCGCCATTATAAATTCGTCCTCCGTTTCTCCTGCTGGAACTTTTGGAGCAATACAGTTCCTTAAAGATTCTACTTTGGATGTAGTTACAACTAGTAAAATTACTAATCCAGCACTACTTTTAACTTCTTTTACTGCTGGCACTGTCCTGTATGGAGAATTTACAGGCGTGTCTATTAGCGGTGGTTTAGTTGCATTACACCGATTTTAAATTAAAATGTCTTTAAGTTTAAAAATTTCATTATAACATGTTTTTAGGTTTAAAACTTGCACTGCTTCGGGACAGGTCAACAAGTCAAATTACGCCAGTTACTTATTACTATTTAAGAAGCGACAATAGTGGTAATTTCTTGCAACCTACAACAAATTCAAAATACGCTAGACCGAAATAATTATGTCAGATATAACAGTTTCAAATGATGTAGATGTTATGCTACGATCAGCAGATAAAACATCAATTAGAAATAATGTTTTTGGTGATTTTACTTCAACATCTCGCTCTGTTGGTGCTTCGGCTTTAGACCCAATACAAAACAATCAGCCAGGCACTAACCTTGATACGGTAGCTAACTTATGCGTGGATACAGCAGGCAATGTTGTGAGAGGCTCACAAGAAGCAACTTGGACTTTTAATAACACACAGCTCAACGCACTAACTGCCACACGGATAAATTTATTAGATAGCCCAGGAGCTGATAAGTGCGTTGTAGTTGAGGAAACTAACTGGCTTATAGAGGTAGACCTTACAAAAGCATATCAAGCAACTAACGTTAATCTTAAGTGCGAGATGCTTGGAGTAAATGAGAATTCAGTAGCAACACAAATTACTGCCGCTAACCTCAATCAAGTAGCACAAATCTTAAAGACAGCTAATACTAATTCATTTGGACTATATCATCGTGATGTTCCAGACCTTGTAAGAATTTATAGATTTGATGTTCCTATGACTATTCGGGCGACTAATGGAGCTGGAGCAGCAAACGTCTTTCCAGATAATTTTGTTAGCGTAAAACTAAAAATCAAATACAGGGTCTTCGACAAGGATACTTTTTAATGAACGATATTATATACAAATCTACAATCGGAACAGGGGGCTTTATAGCTACTGTTGAAATTTCTCCCATCAATGGAACTCTGGGTTTTTGCGTAGGACTAGCGACATTCATATATATGTCCGCATCCGCAATCAAGGTAATCAAAGAACTACTGAAGAAATAATGACACCAGAACTACTAGCAATGCTCGGAGGAGGTATCAGTGGTTTTGTAATGAAACTCATTGGCACTCAGATGGAGAGCCAGGCTCGTCAGTTCGAGCGTATGCTTACATCTCAGCAAGCGGCAGATGCCTCAGCAGATGCTGCGGCAAAACGTGACGGTGGGGTTATAGTTCGCAGGTTTCTAGTCGTATGCACAATCTTTGCCATTGTAGTAGCCCCATTCGTCTTTGCGTGGACTGAAGTAGGGGTAACCATAGGCAGAGAGACAAACGGCTTCCTAGGGCTATTCAAGAGCCTGCAATGGGACACTGTGCAGGGATTCGTTATTTTACCAGAAATTAGGCAGACTGCCTTAGCCATCGTAGGATTTTACTTTGGTTCATCTCAAATCAAATAATATTATGTACGGAAGTAAACCAAAAGTTAAGAAGCCTGTTAAAAAAACAACTAAAAAGAAATACTAGGGATGAAGGGCGTTAAGCATTACAAGAGGGATGGCAGTTTACATACAGGGACATCTCACAAGATGCCCAATGGAAGTCTGCACACCAACAAGTCACACACTAAAACCAGCGTCAAGTTGTTTCACTTCAAGGACTTAAGTAAGACAGCTAAAGCTAGAGCCAATGCCTAAGGACGCCTGCTATAAAAAAGTCAAAGCCCGTTACAAGGTATTCCCATCTGCGTATGCAAGTGGGGCGATAGCTAAGTGCCGCAAGGTAGGAGCAGCTAACTGGGGTAACAAATCAAAGCGGAAGAAAGTATAGATGGCTGTCCGCAAGACAAAGAAGGGTGCGGATCTCAAGAGGTGGTTCGAGGAGAAGTGGATCGATGTCCGATCCGGCAAGCCCTGTGGCAGACAGAAGGGCGAAAAGCGAGGAACGCCTTATTGCAGACCATCCAAGCGTGTCAGCGGAAGAACTCCTGTGACTGCTGGGGAAATGACATCGTCAGAGAAACGATCAAAGGTTTCAGAAAAGAAAAAACTAGGACAACCAAAAGGTAAACCACGTAGGGTAAAGCCAGTCAAGAAATAGACTGCTGTGGTATAATACTCACAACTTTAAACAACTCTAAACAACTAATTATTATGGCAAACGTAGTCTCACCATTTTTAACAGCAATCAAACGGAAGGTTATCAAAACATTTAGGGTGCCGCCTAAAACTGACACATCGCAACTCAGTAAGCCAACCTCATTCAAGCCGGGGGAATTCAAGCCAGCCGACGTCCCCAAGCAGACCTACGGAAACAGATCACAGCAAGCAACCAGCACGGCCAATCGGCAAAAAATTATTGATGCCAACAAAGCTGGAAGTAAAGCTATGGACGAGGCTAATACGGCTGGTAGAAAAGCTGTTGGCGAGGCTAATGCAGCAACTAGAGATGCCAATCGACGATTGGTTGAGGGTAATTCCGCTAGACGCACCTCAGGCATTCGCAATCGAGCATTAGCTGGAACAGGAGTAGGAACAGCGGCTTATTTAATGAGTGGTGACGCCAAGATTGGTCCAGTAAACAAACCTTCAACACCTTCAACACCAACCTCTTCTCCCGCCAGAACACCAATAGCAGATGCGCCGACGAAGGAGTTCATTGACTGGAGAGATCGGCCATCAAGGCGGGATGCAAGCAAGCCGTTTGAAATCAAGACGTCTTCAAGTCCTGCTCCATCGAAGAGGTCGGGTATATCAACTGGTTCATCTAGCAAATCTACATCAAGGAAATCTGCTCCCTTTTCAAGGGACGCTTCGGATCCTGACATTAATATGATGGATGTAAGAGGAGCCTTTCGTAGGGGTGTCAAAGGTAAACCTACTGCAATGCAAGAAACCAAAGCCCGTTATCATAGAGGTCAAGCTAAACGTGCGGCTAAACTTGCGGCTAAAACAGAATCAATTGCAAAGACACCTGAGATAAGTAAGAGGTATGAGCTGTCTCCTCAACAAGCTGGTGATAAGTTACTACAAACAGCGAAAACTTTATTTCCAAAGAAACCTGCTCCTGCACACAAGAACCCTAATGCTTTTACAAAAAGGGATCTAGTGGGGACAGACGGTATGTCAGCTGGTGAAATCACAAAAAGATTCGACACTGAAGGTTATAAGACTCCACCAAAAAAAGAACTTACTCGTAGACCAGGAGAAACTTTGACTTCCTTTAATATGCGAAAGCAACGGGCTTTAAATGCAGAGCGCAAAGCTGACTTTTTAAGTAAAAGGTAATGGCCGATAAGTCCAAGATGAAGTGCAACGTGCCTCGCCGTGAAGTCCAGGGCGGTAAGAAGTTCGTCGTAAAGGCTTGTCAGGGAGGAACCGAAAAGATTGTAAGATTCGGCGATGCCAATATGAGTATCAAGAAGGATCAACCCGCTCGAAAGAAAAGTTACTGCGCTCGTAGCGGAGGAATCAAGGGTAAGAGTAATAAACTATCAGCTAACTACTGGAGCCGTAAGGCCTGGGACTGTTAACCAACAATAAAAAACTTTGTCACGCTATACTACATATGGTCCCAATGATGATCCTATCACAGATGATATGGACGTGGGGTTCGTCGGGTTCAATACTTACAGCCGTCCCGACCAGCTACAGTCTGGGATGCTGGCGAACAGTTCAAACGGGCGCATTGGCAAGAATGGCGAGTGGCAGGTAAGGAAGGGTATCAACGTAATCAAGGCACCCTTTGCTTCTGGTGATGCCGTCCTAAGACTACCTACTAGTTCAGAAACTCAAGTCAACCCTTCAGTGGTTGGCCTACTGCCTACTACAATTAGATCCGCTAGTTTAGCTAGCAATAAGGTTCTTATTGTCGCTGATAACCCCGCCGTCCTCCCAGGTCACATATTTGCAGTAGGAGACACGGTATACGTAGAAGGCTTAACGGGGACTCCAGACCCCAACGGATCTCACACGGTTACTGCGGTAACAGATAACGGGGATGGCACAAAGACAATTGAGTATGACTTGGTTGGTGCTGATGTAGCCGCTTACGGCGGCTTTGCCCTTACGCTCCCATTTAATTTAGACGACGGAGGCACGGAACCTGCACTGACTACCATTACCTTGTCCCCTGTCATTGGGTTCAATATGGTCCTAGACCAAGGAAACGTTGCTGGTGTTTATTCAAGCACGACCTTCAGTGATCCTAACCAAACCAACAGTCAGTTTATTATATTAGCATCCAATGTCAGCGCAGTAGCTACTGACCTAAATGATACTAGCGTATCAATCACGATGGGCTACCCATCAGGTGAAAACGTGCCGCCTGCCAGCAGTATGCTGCAGGCATTTAATAAGATATTTATATTCCGTGACGGTCAGACTGCACTAGAAAACGACAAGTTCTTTAGCCCCGTTAGCATTGCATCAGCCAGCACGGGTGCAGCTTCAAATATAGCTAGCGTTACTACCTTGGGAAAGCACGGATTAGTTATAGGTGACGCAATTACTATTGCGGGACTTACAGGGTTCCCCGGAGAGGGAGACCCCGCTGTAACAGACCAAGATCCAAACGGCACTTGGACAGTCAAGACGGTGGCAGACGATACTTCTTTTACGTATGACTTACCAGTTGTATATCAGGATGCAGCTACATATACAGTTAGCGCAGCATCTAAAATATCTCCAGCATTTAAACGTGTAGAAAGTGGAACCTATACTCAGCCAACGCAGATTGTATGCGCTGCAGGTGAGTTCGCTATTATTAATAGTCGGGGAGTTATTCATCAAACTGAAAGTGTAGTTGACGGCAATATACTTTCAGTAATATCTCCAAGTCAAAGTAGCCAAACAAGCGGACTTACACTAGGTGAAACATTTAATGTAGCTAGAGTATACGAGCAAGGTTCCACAAAGGTTATTACCGCAGCGGTTAACAATGGAACTGCTCACGGCAATGCAGAGTATGATGGACTATATCAGATAGTTATAACCGCTACTGCGCACGGTTATGACATTGGTGACCCAATTACTATTGCTGGCTTTGGAGATATTAAGACCGACGGGAAAAGGTATGTAGCTGAACGCACGACTGACACGGTGACTTTTTATATTCCCCAGAACGGAAGCGTTACACTATCTGGAGGTGAAACTGTCAACCTAGCGGATGGAATTGAGTTCTACATAGACGCAGCAAAAACAACAGAGCACGCTACAGACGGTGAGTCCTTGTCTGCTACTCCTGTATTTACCAAGCAGGTATCAGTCGGCTTAGGGTTTAGCCATATGCCAGCTCCTGAGTATGCAACGTATCACCAGCGCAGGCTGGTAATGCCGTTTAAATACACAGTAAATGACGCAGAAGATAGCTTTACATACAGGAAGATTCTAGACGAAGTTATTACTTCGGACATACTGGACTCCGATACCTATGACCAGATATATGCTCAGTTCAGGTTTAACGCAGGGACGGCGGATTTCAATGTCGGCCTGCATTCATTCTCGGACGACAAGCTGCTAGTCTTCAACCGCAATAGTATTCACCTTATAGGTGGAGCAGGACAAAGCGCAGCCACTCAGCTAATAACAAACGAGGTAGGTTGCGTAGCTAGGAAGACTATTATACAGGTCGGGAACAACGTGTTGTTCCTTTCTGACAACGGTGTATACGGGGCTAACTTCCAGGATCTATATAACCTTCGTGGCAACGAAGTCCCACTCAGTTCTCCCATTAATTCTATTATTCAACGCATTAATAGGGACGTATGGGACAAGAGCGTAGGCGTATACTTCGACAATAGATACTACTTGGCGGTTCCCCTGAACGAAGAAGTCGTGACGGTGGACAGCGAAGGCAAGTCTTCAACGCAAATAAATGTTACGCAGGTTAACAATGCTATATTAATCTTTAACTTGATTAACAAGCAGTGGGAGAGCATTGACACAACCAATGCGCCAAACTGGGACATTTCTGACTTAATTGTCGGGGGCAAGAAGTCCGACCGTGCTGTCTACGCAATAAATAGTCGAGGCGGCGTGCATAGGCTTGATGCCCGTATACAGGCGAAGGACTTACTCGCTACAACTATTCCCGTGTCAGGAGCCGAAGTCGAAGAGCCTTATAATATACCAGCTTCTGTTACTACTAGGCAGTTTACCCTAGGTAGTATGGACCGCAAGCGCTGGAATAACCTAGAGTTGCACGTGCAGTCGTCCGTAGATGAAGCCTCTGACTTGAGCATTAGCGCAGAAATGGAGAACCTTGACACCACCGTAGACCTTGGTAGTCTAAGCGCATTAAACTCAGGCACTACACTAGATCCCGACGAGGATGTTTCCGTCCGTGGTAGAATAGGTAACAAACGAGCATACGGGATGCAAGTCACCCTTAACAATACAGTTGGCCGACCTAGATTCAGAGGAATCAAGGTTGGCGGAGCTGAAGCATTTAGATCAACAAATACAGCAATATAAGATATGGCAATTATTACTACAGGAAAAACCTTTGGAACTACTGATCCAGTTACTTCAGTCGACCTGAACAACGTTGCAAATGCAGCTACGTTTAACGACCCCGTGGACGAAACAAGCCTTGAGCTGATTACATCAGGGACTAACATTGGTAAACTTCACATCAAGGACGGCGGAGTAACTGCAGCTAAATTAGCAACAGATGCCTTAGAGTTAGCATATCCAGTGGGTTCTATTTATATGAATGCCTCGGATGCAACTGATCCAGCAACACTGCTAGGGTTTGGCACTTGGGCAACGTTTGGTGCTGGTAAGGTTCCTGTAGGAATTGATGCAACTGATAATGACTTTGACATAGTCGGAAGCGGAACTAACACGAATGGAACAACTGGAGCTAAGACACATACCCTAGCTAAAACTGAAATACCTCCGCACGTGCACTCCTATTTTATGAAAGCAAATATTGTTGGTGGTTCTTCGCAGGGCGGAGACGCATATAACCTTGGCACAGCAAATTATAGCACCAATGGAGGCACGAATCTAGGTGAAAATGGTGACGGAACAGGCAATGCTTCTCCTCACAACAATCTGCAACCATACATTGTAGTCCATATGTGGACACGAACACTTTAACAATTTAAATTATGTCTATTATAAATAAAGGAACATCGTTCGCCAACGGAGAACAGCTTACGGCTGACAAGATCAACGACTTGCTTGATTTGGCTACGTTTAATCAGGATGCAACAGACAGTCAAACTACTGACGTTAACTCTGCGGGTCAGATCGTAGTTAATCAAGGTGGCATAGACACGGCTCAACTTGCTACGGATGCAGTAGAGACAGCCAAGATCAAAGATGCAAATGTAACATTTGCAAAGCTAACAGATGTCATTGACGACGACACAATGGCTACTGCTACTGATACTACCTTAGCTACCTCGGACAGTATTAAGGCTTACGCTGATTCATTGCGACCAAAGTTTTTCAGCCTTACAGGCGGGACAAATACTTTAGCCTCAGGCAATCAAACTTCTGGCACCATAACTTGGAATATTGCGGACTACACCTCCAGTGACGCAGGATTTGATACATCTAAAATTACTGCAGTCGTAATTTATTCTTTAGTTTCAAGCTCTACGGAAAATACGGCCGTCATAGAGGCGTCATTACCAAACGGTCAATTGACCACTATAGCAAGAATAAAAGACGGTGGCACTAATAGTAATAGTGGAACGTCGGCAACAACATATAATTTACCAATCAATAAAGACCAGGTTAGTTTTAGCATTGCTTATAGTGCTATAAATAGCACGGCAGAAACTACTATAAGGGGAGTCATATTAAATTAATATATGAACCCCCTCCTGCAATCAGTTCAACTAGCATTGCAAAATGCTGAACAGAAAGAAGCCATTGACTTTATAGATGAAGTCGTGGATTTCTGCGTTGAACACGAGAACGGGAAAGTATTTGATGGATGGGAAGAAGAAATGATACGCCTTATGGTTGCATACCACTGGGCGAAGCAAACCTTAATTGTTCACCACAATGCAGACGAAACTATTAGGGGTGTATTTATGTGGTATAATTGCAACAGGGATGACGGATGGAATTTTATAAATAACTGGGAGCCTGATGCAGAAGACGGAGATAGTATATTTTTAGCTTTTGTTTTTTCTGAGGGCAAGAACTCCTTCAAGAAGTTAACACGGGACTTCGTTGATAAATGCCCAGAGGTACTTACTAAAAATAAAATAGGCTTAAGATACAGAAGCGGATTCCCTAAGCGAATGAATTACAGCAATAAACTTTTTAAAAAAATCATTAACAACTAAATACTATGGGTGGCAAAGGCGGAAG